GTCTTATACCTGACAAGTGTAAGGCGGAACCGGCCCTCTGGCTGTCAAGCCAGCTGGATTTGTCCGTCACACAGCTTTACAAAAGAAACGGTCTCACGTTACCCGATCGTGTATAAACAAACGGGTACCGCAAGGGAGAGAGCAGACTCTATAAAAGCCTCCGTCAGTGGGAAGAAAACCCGTGTGACGAAAACTAACAAAAATTGATTAAATGAAAGTACAACGAAAATGACACCACAGATTTCATACCTCAACTCGCGTAAGCTTGATGGGGTTCTTTACTGTGATGTCCCTACCGACCCGGCCCGTGCGGTGGACTGCTCCCTATTGGGGCAACCCTGCCTGGGAGGCACTAGTGGGGCGACCAGGAAGTCGTCCAGTCCTAAGTGCTTCGGTCGAGGTCCGCAGGTTGCCTGTCGTGCTGCAGGCAAAACGAAAAAACAGCACCAAGGATGCTTTCCCGGGGGGGGCACCTTTCAAAATCTACCCTCGGAACCGTGCTGGGTTGACCCTAACCCATGCCCGGCCATCTCGGGATTTGTTTCTCGTGGTGCTCGCCGGAAAAAAGAAAAGACAAAGGGAAATTTGTTCGCGATCCTCGGAGACCAGTCTCTGGAGGACGAACAGGTACTTGAGGAGTGCGCCAACCTCGCAAGTAATAAACGGAAGGCGCAAAAGATCGTGAAGTTTTTAGGAACGGATCGGTCCTTAAAGCCGGTTCGACCGGTACCGGATCTGATCCCGTGTGGTTCCCTCCGCACGGCGGTCTCGTCAATGTTCAGCGGTTCACAGCTTACCTTAGCTGACGCGCTGTCCATCAAATCCACCGCCAAAGTGGAGAAAAGCACTTGTAAGTTCTGTAAAAACCTACAGGACACAAAGATGGATACTTGGACAAAAGAAAGGTTATCCCCTCAAGAAGTAGATGAGGAGCACTTGGAAAGCTTCGCTAAGGCTTTTCGCTCTAACGTCGAAGCGGGATGGAATCGAGCAGCCGCGTGGATGCCCTATGTCCCTAATGGGCATGCCACGAAGGAACATAGCCGATGTGCAGGTGGGAATTGGAACGAGGAGGAATTCTCGGACCGGTGCGAACCCACAGGTGTGATAAGCGCGGGAAAGTTTAGGATAGTGACCCTGTTCTCTGGTCACAACGTATCCGTACTAACCCCGCTTCACCGCGCGCTGTACAGTTCGATTCAAAGGAAGGGATGGCTTCTTGTGGGTAGCCCGACCCGTGAGCGGCTTCTCCACCTCGACCAAGCGGCCGAGGGAAAGCAATGGTTGTCTTTCGACTACGAACAGGCAACTGACAAAATTAAGATAGCGTACGTACGGAGAGCTATCGAAATCCTGATAGACAGAGCTGAGGGATTGACTTCGGACGAAATCAGGTGCTTAAGAGTAGTAGGTGACCTCAAGTTGTGGCTTGACGACGAGGGGACCTACTCATCTGCAGCTAGCGGTCAGCCTATGGGTAGCCCCATGAGCTTTCCGTTGCTGTGCCTGATTAACA